CCAATCAACATATCATCAATATCAATTGATTTATCTACAATTAAAGATTCCAACAATTTATCTATAACTGTACCTTGTTGTATCAAATTCTGAGAAGTAAGAATATCCTCTTCTCTTGCTGTCATATATTTTATTTCTACTTTACCTGAAGTAAGCGGGTGCCCATCAGGATAGAAATACCCCTTAGACGGTAAATCTACCATCTCTGTAGGGAATTTATAAGCCTCTGCCATAAATAACTCCTTTACACTATGTAATTAACGTATTGATATAAAATCAATAACCTTTATTATTAAATATAACTAATTTTGTACTAATTAAAATTTATTTTAAAAATATTACTTTTTCTTGGTTACGGCATCCCAAACAGGTTTCAATACCATATCAAAAATAACATCGTCCTTTTTAGACGGGCTAAGGCGGACAATTTTTTCTATGGTGTAAAAACCCAAAAGTAGCCATTCCCAATTTTGTACTATCCATTCACTCATTTTAGTTTCTCCAATTAAAATTGTAAGATTGCGTAATCATACTTCAGCGTAAGAGTAATCTCTGCTGGATCACTTGATGCAAAATCCATATCCCCGAAATTAGCTGATTCAATGTATGTACCTCTTAATGTCCACTCTTCAACAACATCTCCGACTGGCCCTAATACATTAAAAGTTACATCTTTTTTATAAAAATCTGAATAACCATCCCTACCTGTTACTGATTCATGTGATAATCGAATCCATTCCATACAAGCTTGTGCCGCTGAAGGAACAACAGGATCATATAATGTAATATCAATAGGTTGCCATGCACCTTTACCTTTAATGTATCTTTTAATGTTAATGTGGTCTAAAACAATTTCTTCAAATTGTATTTGAGGTCTATTCGCAGTTTTAATTAAATATGCTGGAATACCTTCAATAGACATAATAAACCGATTTTTTGTTTTCGGTTCAAATGGTGTGAACATAATATCCGAAGGATCGATTGTAGGCATCTTTTAATTCTCCTAATAAATTTCTTACTCAAATATAAATATCAATCAATTAAGTTTTTCTTAATTTCATTTATAAATATCAAAGTTTACAAAAAACAAAAAACCCCTCAATAGAGGGGCTTTTAGTCATTGTATATTTCCTAAATTACTCAGGGAATGTAGCACCTGTAGGTTGAACAACGAAATCAAGTACAATAAACTCTGCAGTTCTTGTAGGTTGAATAAATATTTGTCCAACTAATTGATTTCTATCAATCACATCAGGTGTGTTATTTGTATCATCCATTACAACTCTAAATGCGGATAATCCACTATTCTGTTGTACCTGTTCAAGATATGGATTTACAACATTCAAGAAACGATTTCTTGTTGCCATTGTATTCTGTTCGAAGACAAGATATCTTGAAGTACTTGCAATAAATTTCCTTAATGCAATTAACAATCTACGTACATTAACCCTATCAAGTGCTGATGGTTTGGACTGAAGTGTTTTCTGTCCAAATACCACTGCACCTTGACCAGGAAATGAAGCTATTGGATTAACTCTACCTTCATAAAGTTCATCTCTTTCAGCGTGAGTTAACCTTGTTTTTGCTTGTAGTACATTTGTTAAACCACCACGATTCAGACCCGCTGGAGCGAACCACTCATGGGCTACCTTATCATTAAACGCAATAACACCAGGTAACACTACAGAAGTAGGCACCCAAACTGGTTTATTATTACGAGTAGAATCTGGTACTTGTACCCACGGGTAATATGTTGCTACATAATTGGTGTCCATATCTTGAACTGTATTAGTAACAGTCTGTACTGAATCACCATATGCCGCTGAATCCATTACATATAAGGCGTCTGCTCGAGATTCTACCTTATTAATAGCATGATTTGTTACAGTTGAATGTAATCTATGAATAATACCTGGTGTTACTAACAAATTAATATCAAACTCATCAGGATTACTTACAGCGTTAATAGCTCTTTTATATGCTATTGAACCACTGGATGTTGAAGTTGCACAATCAAATCCTTGTGTATTTGTTGTTGCAATTTCATTTCCTGTAGAATATGGAGTTGCTGGATTATATCCGTCAAATCCCCACTGGAAAGGAACATAGAATTTTCTTTGTCCAATTGCAGAATTAGATAATGATATTAAATCAGTTGAAGTCGCATAAGTACTACCAAGTGCTGAAGCATCATTGTGTCCATACACATTTTCAAGACTCATTGTTACATTAAGACCGATATTTGCACTTGAAGGTATTGGGCCTAAATACTGTTTACTATCTTCATGATCAAAATCCCAACCATAAAAAATAGTTGAATCAAAAGTACTTGTACCAGTATATCCTTCACCTGAACCACTTTGTGCTGTTTTAAATATTGCCGGTGGTACTAAGGTTGTTCCAGCTACTGTATTATATACTGCTTCAAATCCCATTGGTACAACACTCTTTGGTAATGATTCCAAATGTGTCCCACCAGATGAGTTTGCAGGATTAGTATAATCACCAACTCTAATATGTTTACTTAGATTTGGATAATCACCATAATAAGTTAATTTACCATTTGAATCAATTACCAAATGTCTATCACCAATTAATTTTGCAAAGAAATTAACAGAATTTGGATCAAATGTACAATTCTCCCATTGGTCAAGTATAGTATTATCATCAGCTCGTGTTACATCATTGTTTGGATTATTAGACCTAACTTGAAGTGAAAATGTTCCATAATCAGAACCTGCAATATCAGCCGCTCTTTTCACATTCAAAATAGCTAATTTATATTCTTTATTAACATCTGTTCCGTGTGAACGGGTATATACTCTAAATAATCTGTGTCTTGTTCCACCTACCATTTGAGATGAAATCCAAGGCGTTCTTGCTGAACAGTAATCTACATTACCTGTCCAATCAGTTGTAGCATTACCATTACTATCATATGTTGGTGCATTACCACTAGCAAAATCATTACCATTAGATGATAATACTGCACTTGCAGATGCGGTGTTTGCCACATTATCACCAGAAGTAGTTGACCATGAACCACTCTGTTGATTTTGTTTAAAATTCTTATAAACATAAATAGACTGTGTTGAACTACCTTTTTTTGTTACTTGTGGATCTGAACTTAAAACTTTTGTGATATAAGTTGCTTCACTACCTGTATTAAAAGAAATAGTATAAGTTTCTGCACCAGAATCAAAACCTGAACTTCCACTTACACTAAGAGTAGCACCGTCAGCATTAAATGCTTGACCTATAAAAGTAGTACTTGATAAATCAGCTGTTCCACTTCCACCACGAGATGGTGCAATTATAGCAAGTGACATTGTAGCTGCACCTACTGTTGGTAAATGTGCACCAAGTGCTACTGTATCAACTGTATAACCACCAAGTCCAAGAACTCTAACTACTGTTACAACTCCCGCACTTTTTAAATATTGTTCTACGGTGTAAGGTGTGTAAAATCTACTATCCATTCCACCAAACATTGCCTCAAAATCTTGAAAAGATGTTACTTGAGTAGGTGTAAATGCAGGCCCCTTCTTTGTTGGGCCTATAATTGCTGCACCTATTTCTGAAATGCCTTGGGGTAAAAATGAAAGATCTTGTTCACGTGTAAATACACCTGGCGAAACGATTCTTTCTGCCATTGTTATTCTCCCTAAATTATTAAATTAATTTAAATTTACTAAACATAAATATAAAGTAAATTTACTAAAACGTATGCTTTAGGAAGCTTTTATTGATCTTGTGGGGTAAATACTCCAGTAGTTGGGTCTAACTGTCCTGGGCCATACTTTTGATTTAATGTATTAACTAAATCTTGTTCCTCTTGTTGAGTAGCCTTATATTCTTCTTCTAACTGAGTTTCTCTCTCTACTAAAGCATCCATCTGTTGCTCTAAAAGAAGTTTTTGAACTCTTAGTTGACCAAACTGAAGTTGTTTATCCTGATAATTCTGTTGTAACTGTTGTAAAGATTGAAGTTCTTCATCAGTAAACTTCGTATCTGTAGTTTCTGCAGTTTCTGCAGTTTTTATAACTTTTGCTTCTTCAGCCATAACTATCTTCTCCTATTATAGTTTTCTTCAATAAGTATTGTTTTTTTTGTGTAAAATAAAAAATTTTTTAAATTTCAATAACCTTGTATTTTCTATCAGTACTATCTGATCCACTTAACTGTGCAGCTTTAGTCCAAGCATCAACCTCAGACTCAAACTGCCATAATTGCATATCACTTGAAGATGCAATATAAACATTTCTTGTAGCCCAATTTGGGTCATTAAAAGTTACGTTAGCACTTACACTTGAACTCGGTGCTTGAAATAATTGTTTTACTACTCTAAAAGCCATGTGGATTCTCCATGTTATCTATTATAAATATTAACTAAATAAATAATTCCTTCAAATGTTTTATTCTTAATTGCGGCAATATTGTTGGTTTTATATTTAATTGATCTGATACGTCAAGACAGAATGTTGCATCTAATGTATTATTACCTTAGCCATT